TGTGCATATGCGGAGATACCAAACATGGTCTACGGCTTACGCCGCCTCCGCTTAGGTTGTTGCCAGACGCAGTAACGCGGTTGATGTGGTGTTGGCTGGCATCGTTAAAGTGAACGTGCCCGCAGTAATGGTCTGACTACCAAAGGTATGAACAGAAACCGCTTTATTACTCTGCGAAGAGTTATAAATTAACACTGCATCAAACGCTGTGGCTAAAGTCACCGAGGTGTAAGTCAAGCTGGCAGAAGGCGTAAAAAACGCTACGCCCGCCGTAGTAGAGGCGTTGGTCGCTGTAGGAGGAGTTGCAGCCGTGACCGCTACACCTCCTGCGGTGTACCCAGCACCAGAGACTTCTCCAGTTGCCGAATATGCCGTAGTAGATGCGTCGTAAGTAGCAGATGCCAAATACAAAGCCGCTTTAAAGGAGTCGGTTGCGCTCGTTCCACGGGTTGGTGCAGTACCAAAATTATGAGTCGCAGTCATTAACTCGCCCATGAAAGAAGTACACATTGATTGGGTGTTGGCCATGATTTATCCTTTAAGCAAAAGAAGCTGTTTCGCCGCCACCAAAGACGGCTGTTTTTTTCAGGGTCACATGGGCAGAACGATGAACAAGCTCGCCCTCTAACCAGTACTCAACCCATGTTGTGAGTTCGTTGTCATTATCCACTGTGCCGTCCCGCTTTTCAAGCAGAGAATCGTCCATGTCGCCTTTTGTTGTGGTTACAAGCATATTGATCCTTATGAAATTCGCACAATTGCGCCGGAAGCGTCTGCGGCTGGGAAGGTGATTAAAAAAGTAGCATTGGCTGTAGTCTTATCCGCACCAAAGTCCAACACCGCAACAGACTTATTACCCTGCGTACTGTTGTAAATTAGAGCGCCGCGAGCCGTAATAGTTGAACTTGCCCAAGATGTATTGGAGAAACTAACAAACGCGGTGGGGATACTTGCGGTGTTGTTACCCGAGGTGGGGCTGGTCAAAATAACCAGCGTGTTGCCGCCCGCCGTGTAGCCAGTGCCAACCACTTCGTTGGCCGTTGTATATGCAGTTGTAGCGGGGCCAATATCCGACTCCGCTGTGTATAGGGCAATCTTAAAAGTGTTTGGCGTTGTTGGGCCAAAGTTATGAACCGCCTGAAGCAGTTCCACCTTGAAGCTGGTTGTTGATGTCTGAGCTATGGTCATGTGACTGCCTGTCTATATTGACCACTACGGTATGCGTCTTGACGTTCCATGCCGTCACCCAGACGTTTAGCCAAAGCCAAAGCTTCTTTGTACTTAGTGTCGTACAAACCAATGATGTCTGCTTCACCCTTCATGTACGTGTACGCCTCGACCAAACTGCCATACAGCAAGACCGTATCAAAGTTGTCGCCCAACCATGTCTGTCCAGAGGCAACGGTTGTAATGGACTCGGGATAGTAGTAATAGTGCAATTCCACGTAGTACGCGGCATCTGGCGTTGGGCCGAGAATAATTGATAGCTCGTTTGTAATTGCTGAACTGACGATTGTTGGGCCAAACAAAGCGTAGTATTTTGGCTCGCCCGTAGAATTTGGAGTTGGGTACGCCTGACGGATAAAGTTTGCGTCCTTGTTGAGTAAATACTCAAACGTGCCAGTGTCTAAATTTGCGCCAGTAACGCCCGTCACCAAGGCCAACGAGTACACAGCCAAGAAGTCGTCTGGTAGAGACACGTACTTGTTGTTTGCCGTTATCAATGAGTACTGATTCTTTCGGATCGACGGGAACTGCACCGAGTTGTAGATGCGCTGCTCGGCCTGCTCAATCAGAGTGTTAATCTGAGTTGTGCTGGACACGGTAGTGTTGTCCGCCAGATATGTAACTGGGAACTGATTCTCCGTGTACGACTGAATAGCCGCTACAAGCTCGGTGTACGTCATGTTTTACGCCATTGGGCCACGAGCCATCAAGCCCTTGGTAGCTGCGCCTGTACCACGGATTTTGATGCCCGAAGTTTTGGCTGGCTGGTCACCGGCGAACTTGCTAACAGCGCCAAGGCTCACGTTGTAGGTGTCCAACTTGCTGTGGTTCGGCATCTTACCCGGGTTGGTTTCCGCAGCTACGGATTTACCGGTCATAGTGTGCGGCTTAGCATAGACGCTGGCATCACCAACTTCTTTGCCGCCAATCTTTTTGCTAAATTTAGCCATCTTCAACTCCTTATGTGGTAACCGTAACTGTACCAATTTGTACGCCTAAAGCCAAGAGATTCGGCGTCAGCGCATCATCAAAAAACCTAGAGCCGCCCACCGGATACCAGCCCCACTGGATGTTCCGGCTACCTTCACCCGGGCTACCATTTGCCAAAAGCCCCGAAGCCACGTAGCTACGGTCTGGGCGCGGGTCACGCAAGCCCTGCGGATCATCAACTGGATACATACCCAACTGAAGCTGCGGTTGATCTGGGTCCCAACACTCAGGACATACAAGCAAATTGTACGTCTTAGTCTTGATAATTTCTTTCCGCAGCACCTTTAAACTAAAGCGCTGCCCACAGCGGTCACACTCCGCAATCGCGTTCTTACCGCTGGCAAACCTATTGCCCATGTCAGTTTATAAACATCTGGCGCGGCACAAATCGCACCGCAGCTTTTTCACTATCCTCACCGGCGGCGTTCTGCCAAGCCTCGTCGTATTGAGATTTGAGCATAGGCAGGCGCTCGAACCCTGAAGGAATCTTGCCCGCTAGGTAATACGACAAGCCCGCTGCCATGCAAGGCACGAACCGGAATGGGACGTCCATGACGTTGACACCGCCACCAGCGTCTTGAGTACGGCGCAGACGCCAATAAACCAATTCGTAAGTCTGCGACCCGTCAGGCGTTGGCCAGACAGTGACGGCGGGCAACTGCTCCCAGTACACGGCTGTAGCAGTGGTATGCGCGGCTGCGGTGCTGTTATTTTGAGCACGAAAACAGCTGTTTAGGGTATTCCCTGATATGTAGCCATAATTGATGGTCTCGTTGTCAATTTTGATGAAGCCAGATGCGGGTAGGCCCACAGTAGAACTGAGGGTGATTGTTGTATCTGTCGCAGTGATGCCCCCGTTTAGCGTCAGACCAGTGGGCGAGCTTTGTGCGTTGTACCGCTGAATCCAGATTTGGATGGGCCGCGCCTGCTGGATTTTGTTTGGGATCGTGGCGTAAGTTGATACGCTGATCCGGGTAATCGTCAAGTCTGCCTGCGTAGACGCTGCGTTACCGCCAGTGCGGATGACGTGCTCAAGCAGGTCAATAGTGTCAGATGGCAGCGCGTAAGTATTCTGGCCCTGCACAAAGGTGATGGTGCCCGGCTCAATCGTCCACATGTTGATGCCACGATTGGCCCAATCAGCGAACATGATGTTCAGGCTACGGCGAGCAGTCCGCAGGTCATAGCCGGTACGCATCTCGCTACCGGCGCGTTCAAACGCCTCCTCGACCAACTCAGTCAGGTCAAGGTTAAACGAGGAAGAGCCGGAAGTGTTTGCCATTATCTAAACCCTGCTGTTTTCTTTGCAATCGTTTTGGGTTGGGCTACGAATTGTTTTCCGGCTTTTTTGCCAGCACGCTTCGCACGCGTTGTCGCAGCGTATTCACTAGGGCTGAGACTTTTAATCGCAGCGCTTGGGAGGTATCGCTCACCTGTTTCAGAAGATTTTTTACCACTTTTGGTTCTCCATTTTTGGTCGCCCCAATTCTTCAGAGACTGTTGTGGGGCTTTCATATCAGTCTTTGTAGCCGCCACCAGCGGCTTTGTAGCGTTTAGCCATTAGTTGGGCCTTACGGGCTGACCACTGACCTGCGCCCGTGCCTTGCACTGCTGCGGCTTTGACGCTGTTAAAAATACGCTTGCGAAGACCGGGCTTGGTGTAGTTGCCCGCTTCATTGACTTTGCCGCCTTCAGCCATCTTGACGGCTTTAGCTTTGGGTATTTTCTTCGGGTTTATGGCCCCCATGCCACGGCTGGACATCATGGTTACACCATCCGGCCTTTTGTGTGGCCCTTAGAGATGCAGCCATCCGCACGA